CATGTTAAGTCGCTTTTAAGTACATCATAAATCTAAATTTAAGGATCTTCAAGTAAAATACCTTCTCCATCCTCTTGCAATATCTTATCACTACTTTCTAATAACAAGAATGACGGTGGAACTCCATTATGAAGTCTAATCTCACCATTAGTTATAAATTCTATCCGTGCTTCTACTAAACCACTTGCTGGTACGTTAATAGCAACATTAGTAATAACGCACATTGATTGATACCACACACTATTTATAGATTGACTTGGATCGTGATAAATATAAAATCTTCCCTCAAAATCTGCTCCCTGCTGCATCCGTACCAATAATTGACTTAGATAAACAGGAAATTCAGGGCTCTCAAAATCAATTGTATCATTCTGAAAATTTCTATGTTGCCATATTGTCTGTATTGTTCCCTGTCCTGAAATAAGACCATTTTCATACTGTTGCCTAAACTCTGCTCCCAAATTAGTAACATCAACTGTATCTCTTGTTGTTGTAATTTCAAACTCAGTAATTTTTGCAAGTGGTCTAAATCTAGTATTTCTGGTGCGAATTAATATATTTTTTGTAGATGATGGTGCAGTTAATGTAAGTGCATCTGTTACTTCACCAGACAAAGCAGAAGCAAATGTGTTGTACAACCTAATTCCGCCCATATCATCAATATGAATATATTTACGAAGATCAGGAAAATCATGGTTAGACAACAACTGTAAATTACTGCCATCAACTGTTTCTATCTCAACTTGATCTCCTGTAATTAATGAACCATTTATATTTTCAACAGAAAATCTTTTCTTAGTTGTATTTACATCAGCAGGGTCTAAAGATGTTCCTATTTGAGAATTTAAGGCATCACGTTTTAACTCAATAAAACCAGTTGATCCAAAATAAATAGACATTTACAAGACAAGGCCAGTAGGTGCTCCATTTACTTCAAAACTAATATCTGCTGCTGTTACTTCTCCTACTGCACTTGTAATACCAAAACTTGTTGGTATTGCTTGGAACTCTATAAATCTACCAGCAGTAGATCCATCTTTTATTCTTAACTTAAATGTCATAGCAGTGCTTTCTGCATTTGCACCATCACCTGCACTACTACCAGTTTTTATGATATTACTTATTAAAGTACTAAGTTGACCAGCACCGCCTCCAGCTACATCTTGATAATAATAAACACTAGCACTACCTGTATAACTTCTAGTACCATGAATAATTGTTCTATCAGTATCTTCTAAAGAAACAGTCTCAAGAACTGCTTGGTTAAATGAAAATGAAAATGATCTGACTTTAGCAACTTTCGTTCCATCTATCAGTAATTCGCCTTCTTTACCAGAATAAAAGCCAGCCATCGTTTTAGTTTAATTTTAAATACATTCTAATCCCCATCGAGGCAAGCGACAAATTTACATTGAACATTTGACCTGCCAGGTCTGACACTTGTAACAGTAGGAGGACCATCAAATCTATATCTTAACAGAGTATTTCCAGAACCATCTCTCGCTCCAAATTTATCAAATAAACTACTATCTGTTGTAGGAGGAGGGGTAATTCCTGTAAGTCCATCATTGCCACTAAAATTAATATAATCATAAACGCTATTTACAGTTTCATATAAATTTAAAATTTGATTAGCTTCTGAATCTGTAATATTTGTAAATCCTAAAGTAAGTTTTGCATCTACTTTTTTATTTCCATATCTAAGCACAGTTTTTGCACCATTCTGTGCAACAAATTCTACCTGTGGATATGTTCCAGGAGTAAAAGTTCTAGAAGAAGGTTTTATAGATGGAAAATTTTGACTATTTGCCATTATAAGGCCCTAAAATCTGTTTCAATATAATTTATTGTAGCAAGAGTTCCATCAGATAAAAGAGGTGCATGACTTGCTGATACTTCTATTAACCCTTCATCTGTATATGTAATAGATTCAGTTTTATACAACCTATTAGATTCAGTTGTTTGTTTTACTGTAAAAACAGATCCATACAAATTAGCATTTGTAGTTCTACCATTTACAACATTTAAAACAGCTTCTCCAACTTCTTGCGTACCAGGTTTCCAATGATAAATATTTACATTATTTAAACTATTATTACCAACACTTTGTACAACTCCATCAGAAGATATTACACCATTTTCAAATCTACTGGTATGAGTAGCTTCTGAAATAAATCTTATATAATCACCAGGTTTTAAACCTAATGCAGCTTGTGGTGTAGTTTCAAATTTTATACCATGATCTACTTTTTCTCTAATTTTTAAAGCGTGTTTTAAAAATGTTTCAGCGTGTTCATCGCTAGTACAAAAATCAGACATATCAAAGACTTCTACAGGAAATTTTTCTTCTATGATATTTTCATCATCATTACTTATAGTTAGAGTTTTTGATAAGGTTTCAGGAAATCCATTTGGTATTTCTTTTCTAAAATAAACAGTGCCTATAAAATTTTGACGTTCTTCTGGAGCCAAAAAACTAACCTTAAGATTTCTTGTATTACCATCTGTAAATAAAGCTCTAACTGTTGGCTTTTGTGTTTTTATTATTTCAAAATTATTAGAGTCAAATGGAACAGAAGGAAACAATGAAAACTTACCACCAAGAATTGTAAAATCTAATAAATTAAATATTGCATTTTGATATATAAACTCTCTTATATTTTGTTTATCGGTAATAACTCCGTCCCAATAAAATCCATTAGCTTCACAAAAATTAGCTGCGATTGTCATTCTTT